TAAGTTTAGTTATTTAATAGACCCGCCGAGGTGTTCCCACTCGGTGCAAACGTGCTTGATGGCGAACCATAGACCGGACAGAACCGCGCTGACAGTACCCATGATGATTATTGACGATGCGAGCCGTTGTGTTTTGTTGGCGTTTTTGGCAATCGACAACAGAACGTCGGACTCTTCTTCCTCAAACGGGCAAACGTGGCTTGAACTGGCGACCTTGGCAATTTTGAAGATCAGTAAAACGTCACCTTTGGTCAGCGAATATTCCCGGCGTTCCATGCCCGGGTGATTCGATGTGTCGGGGAGCGTGGCCATGATCTCTTGCAGCTTTTCTATGTCACTGGATACAGTTTCTTCAGATGGTTTCGGCATTATGTGGCCCCCGTTATGACCAGATTGAATAATCCATTGTAACTCGGTAAAGCTGTGTATCAGACTCGTACAGATCACCGGTTGACAATGGTACATTTACAAATGATGCACTGACCATGGCGGCTTTTACTGCTACTTCCAGCGCTTTGACCTCACCGTAGGATTTCCCCCATAGATCGATCTGAACGCGCCGGTTTTCGGTGCCGTTTGGCCCGTCCAGTGAGACGGAAGGAACATTACTGACGACCTGAAAGACAATGTATGGTTTTACTACCTTGTCAGGTGCTATCAGCGGGTAACATCGACCGGTAACGAGTGCGGCCAGAGCTGTTTGAATGGTTCCTTCAATTGCCATGTCAGCCCTCGTTCAGTCCTTCGGATGCCATGATGATCAATTCACGGTGCTTCAATTCCGGATCAATGAGAGAAAGCAGATTGTAGAACTTGCCTTCAAAAGTGATCCGGTGCGCTGCGGTGATGTCCGACCGGTAACGCATGGTGATTTTAGTGGTGGTTTCAGCTGAAACAGATTGCGCGGCGACCAGCTCCCGCCCCTGTAGTGGTTCTACCGATGCCCACACGGTGGCGACATCTATCCACGAATCAACTGATCCGCCGTATGCGTCCGGTGTGCTGGTGATGCTTTGAATTGTTACTTGGTGGCGAAGCGTCCCGGCGTTCATCAGAATTGCACCAGGCGATACGAATCAAGCAGGCTGTCGGCCATGGTGGTAAGCTCTACCATCTGAGCGCGAGGCCCGACTGTGACGGTTTCCCTGTTCTCGTACAGGTTAGCTACGTTCAACAACATCCATGCGCGGATTGCTTCGGGGATGTTCTCTGCCTGATCACCGAAACCGGCGACATACTGAATCTTGACGGCACCAGGTTGAATGCGAGTCGCTGGCCAGTACTTACCATAGACGGGAACCAGTGTATTCGGATCGTCGTCAGTAAGAATGTAGTCAGATGGTGCAACGGTTTGAATATCTCCGTTACTGTCAACGTACTTAATGCTGATCACGTTTTGAACGGGAGCCATCGGGAGTTTTATCTGTGACATGCGGCCGCTTAACGTGCAGCTCAACGGAAACATATCAAGGGATAATTCCCATGTTTGAGTGATTAGCGCCCGTTTGATGTAAGCCTCTGCTTTTGCCGTGACAGCTGCAATGTAGAGTTCCACCAATACGTTCTCCTCTGACAGATCATTGCGCACCTGACTTCCGACATCGGAGACAAGGAGCGGTTTGACTGCTGGAGGTATGATCAGTTTGATTGACATTATTTAGCTGTGACCGGCTGCGCCCAACCTTCAGCGAGTGCGACGGCTGCGAGCGAGGCCGACAGTTCTACTGTCTCACCGACTTTGTACTCGATAGTGAGCCGGCCATCATTGGAGCCGTTGAAGTCCTCAAAAACTTCGTATTCCGCCACCTCTTCTAAGGGAGTTACGGGGGACTCTTTGCCCTTGAGTGAGTCGGTTGTCAGTGCGTCTTTTTTGGTTGCCATTTCCGCCACCTCTTCTAAGGGAGTTACGGGGGAGGCGCTAACCTCCCCGCTTGTTAAATTAGGATACTGCGCATTTGAGGAGTTTGATTGCCTCAGAGTCAACGACCATGCCACCAACACGCTTGGTGGTGTAGAAGTTGATATACGGTTTGTCGGTGTATGGATCACGTAGGACGCGAGTGCCTACACGATCAATGACGTAGTAACCTTTTTTCCAGTTACCAAAACCGATCGGGTAAGCGTTGGCACCGAATATCGGCATATCCTCATTCTCGTTGATGCTGTACCCGAGCAGTGCGCCGGCCTGACCGTTGGCGATACCTTCGGCGGTCGGTGGTGTCCAGATGTAGTCACCGATGGTGTCTTTCACTTTACGGAGCTTGGCCACTGATAGTTTATTCATCTGCCATGAAGCGCCAACACGAAGACCGGCTTTCAATGAATAGATCATGTCGAGCAGAACGTCGGCGGGTGAGACAGTTGCAGAAACAGTTAGGAAGTCGGCGGCGGCTCCGGTAGGAACATATTGCAGCTGACCGAATGCACGGGCACCGTCAGCTGTTGAGGCGTTGACGTAGCCCAGGATGCCTTTAGGCTTGGAAGCTCCGTCGCCAGTTGTGAAGGCTGTGCCTTCTGCAACTGCAAACTGATCAGCAATTTCATTAGCAAGCCATGCCTCGATGTCAAAGAAAGCATCGTCAAGCAGTTGCTGTGTGGTTTTGGGGTTGGCGTACAGTTCGCCCATGAAAGGCGTAACCTGTGCAAACTGCGGGCTGTTGGTTGTGGTGCGCGCTGCAGTCTCACCGACCCACCCGGAAGCGGCCCCGTGGATAGCGACCAGTTTCTGATATGTAGGTGAACCGACCTGGACAACGGAGGCCAACTGACGCATAGGGTTGATGTTCAGCATCAAGGAATCGATGGTGCGGTCAAGCTCAACCGGTACGGTGTAACCACCATCAGCTGTCGTGCCAACAGACATGGCCGCCTTGATTTCCAGTTCAGTCAGACCTGCATCAACACCATGTCGAACAAAGTTGTTGAATGCGGTGCGGTGTTCGGCCCGTGCGGTGTCCTGCTCTGACAATGCGCTGCTGCCTGCGTTGGTGCTTTTCAATTTTGCGAGTTCTGTTTCGAGAGCAGTAATCGCAGCGTTGATAGTGTCAACTTTGTTTTCGAGAAGCGGATCGGCGTGACCTTTGGTCTCGATCTGCTTCAAACGTGCATCGTTCTCAACTTTGAACTCTGCAAATGCTTTCTGTAGTGCCAGTAACAATTCATTCATGGTCATTCTCCTTTTTTATTGAGGTTCAATATGGCGGCAAGTAGCTGCATTGCTGTTTCTTCGTCGATTTCTTCTGCATCCCGCAGAGATTCGCTTCTGATTACGGCAACGGCGGCTTTTGCCTGTGCTCTTGATACTCCGGCGTCCCGCAGGAGTTGTTCAATGTCGCGTTCTGTATGTTCGTTGTGCTTGTTACCCCATGATTCAAGTACTGCCTGAGGAACTTTGGCATAATTGAATTTTGCAATGTCGAAACTGGCTTTTGCTGTGGTGTCTGCTGCCTCTTCGTCTCCGATCGTGTCAGCAAAGCCGTGTGATTTTGCTTCGGCTGCAGTCATCCATGTTTCGTCGGCCATCATTTGTTTGATTGCGCTGACTGCTTTTGCTGTCCTGTTGGCGTATGTGCTAACAATGGTCTCATCAACCTTGTCGAGTAGATCGGCGGTTTTTCTCATGTCGGTTGAGTTGCCGGCTGCATATGTCCACGCCTGGTGAATCATCATCATGGCGTTATTAGCCATGTGGATTGAGTCGCCAGCCATGGCAATTACTGAGGCAATCGACGCGGCCAACCCGTCAACTTTGACGTTGATTGTTGCAGCATGTTCCTTGAGCGCATTGTGGATCACGGCGCCATCAAATACGTTGCCACCTGGTGAGTTAATGCGCAGGTTGATGATTTTGGCCGTTACGTCATTCAGATCCTTCACAAATTGCTTAGCGGATATCCCCCAAGAAGATATTTCGTCATAAATGTAAATAGTCGCTTCTGCTGCCGACTTGTTTTCGATTGAGTACCAGTTTTTATTGCGCGGCATTGTTACCCCCTGCCGGTTGTTCCATTCCGGCGACTGCCATGTTTGTTGGTGTGAGAAATTCGTCAAGGCCTTCAACTGAATCGCGGTTTTCCATTGCCCTGACTTCGTTACGATTAAGGAATCCAGCCAGAATAGCGCGAGAGTGTGCTTCATACCGGCTCTTGATGTCGCCACGCAGGAGCCCGTCAACATTGAATTCGTAGTAATACTCCGACTGTTCTTTGTCAGCCAGGAGTGACATGCTTAATGCTTGTTCCCATCGGACAATCCACGGCCCGAGTGTGCTGATCACATAATCAAGTGACTGCTGTTCGATATTTGAGAACGTAGCGCGGTCCATTTCCTGAATTTTATGGAGTGGCATACGGAAAAAACGTGCGATCTCTGGAATCTGGAACTTGCGTGTTTCGAGGAATTGAGCATCGTCAGAGGTCATAGTGACTTTTTCCCACTTCATGCCCTCTTCGATAAGTACGGTTTTATGTGCGTTGTTGCCGTTTGATGCTTCGTCGAATGACTCAGCGACTTTCTGACCGGTCTCTGCTGACTTGAATTTGCCGGGATACATGAGGATTCCGCCCATTTTAGCGCCGTTCTTGAATAACTGCGCTCCGTATTTCTCTGTCGCCATGGACAGACCAATGGTCTCGCGGGCGTATGTGATAGGGGAAACACCTGAGTAACCGTTCAGAGTCATACCGCAGACATGCAGAACCTGTTCACGGTCGAGGGTGCGGATCGAACCTTTTGAGTCGCGCACCTGGTACGTGATGTTCCAGCTGTTATCACACTTGACTTCAACGTTGTCCGGATGGATCGGGAGCAGGGAAATAACTTTCTGGCCGATCATCACCTTTTCAGCGAACGAGTTGCCGCGTAATGCGTTGTGAGCCGTCAGCATTTCGCGGAAGTTCATCGAGGTCATGAAGTTGTTCGGCTTGAGTTTCATCAAGGAGTACTGGGGATGTGATACAGCGCGCTCCCTACCTTCCCGGTTGTTCTTGAATGTACGCTTGTAAAGAATTAACGGGAGCTGCCCGACATCTTCTGCCAGGACTTTTACACAACCGAATACCGCCGCTTGACGCATTGCCGTTTCTGGATTGATTGACATTCCAGTCGATGAGCTGTAACCACCGCCCATGCGGATCAGCTCCGCGAGTGCCGGAGAGTCGAGGCCCATGTTTTGAGGCTGGAAAATTTGAGAAAGGATGCCCATTTATTTATTCCCCCCAATTACTGACATTGTGAAGGGAACGCATAATACTAGGCCGGAAAAGATATAGCAGGCTGGCGGGTAAATGAGGTGAACGCCAAAGGCAAAGAGGCCCACACCAATAACGGCGAGAGCCTCCTGTGCAGCATTTGCGATGCGCGGATCAATCATTTTTCCACCTTGTGGCGGCACTTAGTCAGTTGCGGGTGTTGATATAAAACCGCTAGTACGACTTTTTTTTCACAATGTCAATTTTATTATTTCGACTAAATAGAAATAACACCCCGGCTCTCGTAAATACTGTCTCCGTTTGCTAGGCTGCCGGATATGCCGCAAGCCATAATAGAAGCGACTGCGCCATCAATTCGGCCGCTCGATTTACGTTTCGAAAGTTTACGATATTCGTTTTCGTCTTTTGTATCTACTGCATTGGCTACATTCCAAGTCAATACAGGATTCCCGTTGTGTCGAATTTCTTTATCCTTGAGCATGGATTCGAATTTTTCAATCGCAGGGTGCATGCTTCGGCTCTCTTGTCCGAATGGGAGAAGTTTTATCCCGTCTGAATTGTCGAAAATCCACTCCTTTTTGTCCTTATCCCACTGCCCGAGAGATAGGTCTATGCCCTCTTTCTCTGCTATTTCGATCAAATCACCCATCATTTGACGGTCATAAGCTATGCCGAGCACGTTATATTTCAAGCAAACATCGTGCATTTTCTTCACTACAGCGCCTTTTTTGATCGACTTGCCCGGTAATGCGAAAAGGAATCCTTTGTCCCGCCATGCGTCATACGGTACGTGATCCATTTCAGATTTTGCCTTGAGTCCATCACCAGGCGTCCAGAAATAAGGAAGCAATCTCCACAACGGATCATTTTTTGTTGGCTCGAAAAGCAGAACGAGCGAACTCAAGTCGTTTACGCTGGACAAGTCCAACCCGCCGTAGCATGTCCGGTTATCGAGAAGCGTTTCGTCAAATTCATCATCTTTGCACCCCATCCACACATCAGATCCGATCCATGGGTTATCGGCCTCAGTCCATAGGCAAAAGCACAAGCGCTTTACGGTGGACATCTTCGACGGCATGCCTTTCGCTTCCTTGATCTGCTCCCGGATGTAATTATAGCCGGGAATATTTGCCTCTTGGAGCGAAGGATTGACCTTTGACCACAGGTTTTCGTCATCAAGGAAGGCGTCGTCCTCCAGATCGGCGTCGTCAAGGCTGCAAATGTAGGCGAAAAAGGCGTCATTATCCAGTTGCTGACAGGCTATTTTTGCGCCCATCTCGTGATATTCCCAGCATACAGACGTCTTGTCGTGGCCTGAATTGGTTATCATTACGCTCAATGGCTGCCGTCTGAACTTGAAACCAGCTCGCAAAAGCTCAATTACTGTGCCGTCTCGGTGCTCGTGTATCTCATCGAGCAAGGCCATGTGAGGACGTGGGCCTGATTGCCCCTTCTTTTCAGACGATATGACGCGGAAGAATGAACTCTTTGCCGTGTACGCGAGGTTCCAGCGCTGCGCATCTTTTCCGGATGCAATAAGCCGATCTTGCAGCCCGGGTGATTGATCGAAAAAGGCGAGTGCATCACGGAACAGAACCATTGCCTGATTCTTGAAGGTTGCAGCTGCGTAAATTTCTGCACGAGGTTCGTTGTCAGCAACAAGGCCTTTCAACCCGATACCGGCACACAATGGAGACTTGCCGGAGCCCTTCGGCGTCTCGATGTAAGCAACTCTGAAACGCCTGGTGTTATCTTCTCGCTTCCAGCCGAATAAAGAGCCCACAACGAAGCTCTGCCAGCCCATCAAAAGGAATGGTTTGCCCTCAAATTGACCGCCGTTCAAGCATAGAACTTCCTCAAAGAAGGCGATTGACTCCGCTGCTTCCTCAGGATCGAACCAGAGCCCACGCTCGTGGCCATGTTCCAGATCATCAAGGTGACGCTGACATGCTCCCTTGACGTATGGGCCTGCCAGTATTTCACCAGATGCGACCCGTTTTGCATAGATTGTAGCGCGGTCGTTGGTCATTTGAAGAACCGATCCTTTTTGTCAGTGGCTTTGCCAAAGTTATTTGCACTGACCTTTGTGCGGCTGGCTGGAGTCAATCCAAATTCAACCAGAAACTTGTGAGCCGTCAGCTTGGCTTTGTTGCTGATACCTACCCACGGCGATTGAATGAAGTTTCCGTTGGTGGTGGTGATTACGTGGCCAGTTTTACGAATCATATACTCGGCTTTGACATGATCTCCCCACGCTTGGCAGTACATGGCGAAGGCGGCGCGGTCGTGCTCAGTAATCAGCCCCATATCGTCGAGAAGCGGAGCCATGCGCTCCCACTCTTCACGAGCGTATTTTGACAGGTAGTGAGGCGCGACCGGAATTCCGATCTCGGGTGCAACTTCGTCTTTTAGTATCCGGCTCGGTCGATCTGTCCCATGCACGAGTTTTAAAACCGTCGGTTTTTTAGGTCTGCCCATGATATTTTGATCCCCTTTTGTTGTTTTGGTTTTGCGCAAGCGAAGGTACACACGCGGTCTTGAAGTGAAACGCTGCAGGGATTTTGCCCCCCTACCCCTTCTCCGTCTTCCAGTGATGATTTCGATCGATTGGAAGGCCATCGACTCCACACGCTGCCCTTACCCTTGCTTTGCCCTTCTTGTTGCCGTATCCGCCATCTTCTGCTGCCGTGATCCTACTATGACACGACCAGCACAACGCCCTGTGATTGTCCTCATCCCAGAAGAGAGGATCAGCCTGACCTCTTGTCACTGGCTTGATGTGGTCAACGCATGATGACGGCTTGAACACTCCATTTTCCTTGCATAGTGCGCACAGCGGGTGGTGCTTGCGATACAACTTACTGTAATCACTCCATCTTGAATCATACCCTCGTTGATGTGCCGTGCCTCTTCTATCCATGTTGTAACCCTCCATTCAATGCGTTACAAATTTGTTACTAATAATTACAGCCACTTACAAAGAGTTGTTACGAGCGTTACAAATTTTGTTACGCCAAATTTTTAAATGATACTATGCACTTACAATGGAGAGC